GGCCTGGTATGCAGAACCCTGACTATCACCTATCATGATGTTACTGCAATTTGCGGCTGGTTCACTCATATAGAGATTAGCCGTACTATTAATAAAGTGCGCAGGCACAGATCGTGCTAGCGTACCGTTCCAATTTGGAGATTGAACCTCAACCAACCCTTCAATTGTCGGGTAGGTGAACAAGGCAGCTGCAGGTCGCAGATACCCAGTGGTCGAGGAATACCAAGCACTATTTGTGGACGTGCCTGGAATTGCCGTAGTTTCAACGGCATTGTTGCCTGAGTTAGAAGCCACTCGGCTAACATATCTAATGGACCCTGTCTGGAACACATATGCACAGGACCACGTATTGATCAAATCCGATCTATTGACGTCCCTCTTTAGGGCTCCGCCAGAACCTGCAGCTTGGGTCACAGGGTAGATCGCATAAGGATAGACCTGGTTGTAATTACCACCCCCCACGGTCATTATGCCACCGTTAGTAGCATTATAAAGATTATAGTTGCGCTTAAGGAGAGACCTGATGGACTTCACAGGTTCGCCGCTAGTGTACTTCGTGAGTTCATCTATTGGCGCTCCAATTTTAGGTCCCAACGTTACGCAGGGGGTTGCAACGTAGGACTCATTCATTTGTGCCGTGCTAGGAGCGTAAGGCTCATACGAGATTTGTTGAGGCACGGAGAACTGCAGATCATCAGCTCCTGATATCTCAACCAAGATGGGAACGTTCGAGGACACCGTGGTGGGAGCAACCAGGACGTCCAGAACGTAGACAGCAATTAACCCCGACGCCATGTTCGCGAGAGCCCACGGTTGGGGAAGGACATAGGGACAACAAACGGAGAACTCACCCGTAGAGCTAACATCCACGATCTCGCGGTAAACCAATTCACTCAGCGAAAATGTGGAAGTAGCAGCAGTTCCGGGGTAGAACACCACCATAAGACGACCTTTTTGGAGCTTCGTCTTTACCATCTTAAATTTGAACTCGATTCCTCCTCTCCAACGAAAGAAGTTGCTGGCCACAAAGGACATGGGGACAAAGGTCACCCCCTTAGACCAAGCTGTCGAGTATAACGACTGAACGGGAGCTGACCACAAAAGTGTTCCTGTTGCTGCACTAGTGTTCCACACAAAGGACTGGTAGAACGCAGGAATCTTCTTCAAGTAGTCAATGGACATTTCATCCACGTTCGTCGGCAAGTTTGGGGACGGAGAGACTGAGTTAGTAGAGAATAAACCGAGGGGTTTCGCGTAATGGGCAACGTCTGAAACCGCGTTAAAAGATCCGACATCTCGGTGCATCCTCATAGGGGCTGCGAGTGCTAGTGGCTTCGAAAGGCCAAAGACGTCGAGTGATCCAGCGACGAGCCGGCTAAACCACGAGACGTTACTCATAGCACTATGTAGGGCAGGGACCTGGCCCATAATATTGGCAGCTTTTCCTATCTTCCCAACGAAACTCGAAATAGGGCCAACTCCAAGGTCTTTGGCCTCCTCATCAGTAGCCGCTTGGTTGACCGCTGCCGATCCAAGCTTTATATTCTGCAAACTACCGAAGACAGTGTATCCGCACGTGGTCGAACCTCCGCTGCCTGGGTCTAAGGCAGAGTAAGGTATCAAACCAATGAGTCCGAGAGATTGGGTCATGGTGTTGGTCAAGGTCGACCATTGCACCATAGGCAAAACGGAGGTGTAAGGTATGTGGAGGGTTACGTGGGTTTGGGTAGCAAGGTCCAGTTCTACGTGGGGCAACTGGGTGATTTTGGTCAAGTTGCAGGTGTGCATGTTTCTCCAAAGGGGCAATTGATTAGCATCTGTGGGGGACAGAACTCCTCCATGGGGCAACCAGAACATTATATACCTCCCTTGCTGAAAAGGGTCGGCATTCGCCTGCAACGTCACTTCAAAGTCGGCCTTGAAGGTATAAATATTGGTCATCCTACTCTGTTTGGGGCCAGAGAAAACACTTGATAAGTCAGCCGACCAAATGATTCCTGAATCAGCAGCGGAGAACACGCTACTGTTTAACAGAGTGGGCCTAGCCAGGAAATCTGGAATAGTGGTCGTTCCAGCTCCTGATATATCATAAACAAGTCTATCCATGTCGGACACCACTGGAACAATGCGAGCATCGTAACCAGAAGAATCATCAGCAAACATCGTTGTAGGATTGTGGGTCGTACTCTCGGACGCGGAGACCTGAGTAATTCCTTGCAACGTGGGGGGGGACTCGGGGTTAGGCGTAGAAGATTGATTAACAGAAAAAGAGGTAAAATCGTAGTCAAACCAAATTCCCGTCTTTTTGACGAGAGAGTCACCAACTTTCGCATGGACGCGTCCCAAGAAACTGCCGAAGTAGTCAATTGGGCGGAGAACCGTGCCAGCACACTGGCGTTGAATAGATTTAGTAGATTCCATATTGCGTTAGTATTCTTGGCGTGCCGCCTGGGTATTGCAACCACTGCGCTCATAGATACTCTCACTCGGCGAGCTGCGGAGAGAGAGGGAAGTCATATTGGCCTCCAAGTCAGGAACGATAGTAGTCCCATTCACGAGTTTAACGACATCTGGGGTCGGTTCCTCACCCTGAGTGAACCATCCAATAAGACAGGCGCGACGTGTCTCTTTTTGACTTGAACCACGATAGACGTACAGTGGCCCAAGTTTCCTCAATATGATCGGCAAGAACTTGTCCCAATCAGAGGACGGCCTAAAAGACAACTCCTTAATAGCGTTATCGCCTCTCTGCCTCATGACAGTCAACTCATCACCCTTCTTTGTGTAGCAGACCATATTCAAGATCACCTCCATCTGCAGGCAACCATAATAGACACCGTCCTCATTACAGAAGATTGACTCCCTCTTCAAGAGAGTTCTGTCTTCAGCAGGGTCAAAAGGAACAACATCCACACTCTTCTTTACACTAGTATAAGTGAGAGCAAGATCTCTCCCAACTATCTGTGCTATGGTCGCATTATTATGGAACGAGTACTCCTCCGAGACACCCATACCACAATCATCTCCCATCACTTTCAAATACACGTTGTTAAAGTACTCAGCAGCCACCAAATGGTAGTCCTCGCCGAGATCTTTAGCGTACTTTACAGCAGCATAAACGTGGGCCCAAGTGTTAAACATCGAATTTCCTAGTCCGGTCAAAAGAGCACCAGAACACCAACCATAAGAAACCTGTTCCAACACCTTGGCGTACATGTGGACGGAAACTATACACGACCTGACCAATTGGTGTCTTACCTTACCAACTGGACTATCATCAGCGTCCCCGTAAAACGAGTTCGCAATCTCCGCCACAAAATCCATCATTTCTGGAGCTCTCGAGGTGTCAAAGCCCGAAAAATCTCCAAAACACTCACGCTCACCATCACTTACACTAGTCATCTTCCTCTGGTAGAAGTCCCAATCCACGTGGGGATCGGCTCCAATTAACATATCGTTTAGGCCATTGTTATCACTCATGAAAGCCATAAAGGCTCCGAAGTGAATTCTGGCCAAGAAGGTGTGAGCAAGGGGCGCTCCCGCAATCATCCGCGGTTTGTCAACCTTCTCTGGAGCTCGTAGCTCCATTTTAAGATTATCCGAGTAAACGTACGCTGGCGTGTAATCGTGGCACATGAGCCTCACGTCTGCTTGAGCGTCACTCACTAGTCGTGGCCACAAAGGACCTTTAACTAGGTGTCCAGACTCGTCGATCTTATAAATTTGATCCCGTTTTACATGATCGTAATTATAGGGGAACCCAGGACTGGTTGTGTTGTCCAAGGATTTTATGGAGGTACCTGGAACACCAGCGACAGCCTCATCGAAGGTTAGGTTTCTCCTGAATGTGGAAGGTTTCATCAACCGAAGCAGGTACGTTTTGTAGGCCATAACTGCTAGGTCTCTAACTTCCGGATCTATGTCATACGGCTTAAAGCCATACTTCGCCCGAGCCACTGGGTAATTCCTGATGGTCGCATTTACAGGAATAACCGTGGGTTTCAGTTCGTCGTTTTTGTTCCACTCGACGAAACTGGAAGTGACAAAAGTGTTCATGGGAGGATCAAGCACTCCAACTCTAATGCCCGAATGGACATCTTCGTCGTAGTTTTGATTTTCTCCCATGCCACCTCTATCATACTCGAACGATTCAAACTCCGACATAGGCAGAGCTTCTTCACTTTCTGGGTGTGCGTAGGATGCCTCCAAGAGAGCGGCATTCACGCGAGTGGCCGAACCCAGAGAACCATTGCCGTGAGCATGTATCCCTATAATCTTGCCTTTAAAGACAACGATCGAACCACACTCTCCAGCAACGGTTGGGATGGCATACGTTATAACGTTTTTCCGAACCTGTCTATCTTTCAAGAAAAGTTCGGTTGCCACCCGGGAGTTCTCAGACTCCCTGACGAGAACTTGCTCATCATTATACGCATCATCAGTAACACACCTTTGCAATGTAAAAAGATCTATCCTGAAGGCGGTCCTGTACACAGACAGTGACTCATCCTTAGGTGATGCAAAGTGGTTCTTGATGTTACGTTGAGGAGGAAATTGGGGACAGAGAAAGTCCACTATCACCAAGTCCCTACCAGACGGCAACAAGTCCGCTACTACAACTACCTCGCTCTTTTTAAAATTATATTTTTGGGATCCCTTTGCTAGGGTTATGTAAGTATCATCATCGTGCCAAGCATCACGTGCGGCAAGTAGGAAGTGAGCCGGGGCCATGGCTCTAGTCTTCTCTATAAACAACCAAGTTCCAATGGGTTTACCACCGGGACCCAGTTGCCACCACATGTTTCTCCTAAGAGTCTCAGCCACATTCTCAACGTAGTGGACAGTGGCCTGCTCGGCATTAGAACCAGGATTTTTGGCCTTCACGATTCTGGACTTCCTGGATCTAGCTTCCCTCTCTAGATATTTATTATGTTGCATAGAGGAATCCTGTTCAGAGAAATCCTCGTACAACGACTCATTCTGGTTTTCGTGTGCACTAACACCAGAAGAGTACATTTTATAGGCTGCCACCGCGGCCGCCACTATCGAAAGAGCCCCCGTTATCTCCAACCAATATTTTTTGAGTGCCTGTATAGCACCTCTTATAGTTTCCTTAAGAACGTTGACCGAACTGGCCGTGGCGTCGATCAAATATTCTGCACACTGCTTGTACGTCTCCTTAATCACAGGAGCGACACCATCAAAGGCAAAACGAGCAGCCTCAAAGACAGTCATCCTGCCAGAAGCCCATGCTTTTGCGGCCTGAAACAATGCATCGCCCATACGTTTAATCTTGTCCACCATGAACTGAGTGAACTGATACGTGTAGAGCAAAACATGGGTGTCGGAGAAGTAGAAGTCTGAGAACGTCTTGTAGTCGTACTCAAAGACCCAACCTATTCCGGCGACCTGCAGAAATTGTGTCAACAGTCTTGCACCAAAGCTAAGGGGACCAATGGTTGTAGTCTCTGTGACAGTCATAGGAACAACTATATTTTTATCAACCCCAAAATTATTACACGCCAGCATAGCTGTCACTTTTTGATTCGCGAAAGTTTCCACCCAGGGTATAGGGTATCCAAATAACCTCACCTTTCCAAACGTGGCCAACACACCTAAAACTAACTCTATTCTATAAACCTGCCTTCCCTCAACACCAGCAGTTGCCACAGTCATCGCCATACGTTCCGCAAAGCGGGCGTACGCGTATCGGGGTCCAGAAGCATACTCAGACATCCAGTTTATGGTTATGTCTACGTTTGCCTTGTCTTCCAACTGCGGTTTCTGTTTTATCCACTGCATCTTTTGAACAAGTCGGGTCGACAGAGCATCGACGACAATGGTGTAGGGGTCCTTAACCGCCTTACAGAAGTATATCATTTGTTCAATAGAGAATGGTTGAAGAGGGCCAAGTTGCGCAGCGGTTGCATCGTCCGTTACCAAAATTTCTTGAAACTTCTTCTTCCCTTTATTTTTGGGGTTTTTCATAGCATCCTGCATAAAATCGACAAATTCCTCAAAAAGGTCATCTTCCCTAGCAGTGCGAGTACCTGAAACTCTGTCATTTTCGAAAGCCTTGTCCAAGGCCTCCAAGCCACCAGCTTGGTTAACCATGCTGGGGTAGACGAGTTCTTCAGGAACGTCCTCTATTTTTGTTTTATAGTCTTGTTTAACCTCTACTATTTTATCCTTTCCTTTATTCACTCTAAGGGATGAAATTAGGGCCTCGATTGCCGCCTTTTCCACTCCTGTCTCTTCCCAATTCTTCGCATTAACACGTATGTGGTCAATCAACTCCTCCTGCGTGGGCAGTCTCTTAAACTCCATCTTGTAGTCATTTCTCGCTATCGAGTACAACGAACTATCAACACGCGCGGAAACCTCTTTCGCTAACTGAGTCATATTTTTTGTGTTATGTCGGAGCAAGTTCTGTCGCATGTTGCGAATACCAACAGCTAGAGTAACAAGTTCCTCAAACGTTATTTCAGTTGATCCTTTCTGGAAACTGACGGACTTTGCGTCCATCAAGTTCATCAAAGTCAACCTCCAATTTTTGACATCTACCGTTTCGCCCTTCTTGTGGTTTGCCACGCCCTTGGAAGAGACGTCGACCACTATATGCAACCTACGTCCAATAGCCTCTGGTGAACCCAACATCTGCGACAGAAACTGCTGCTTGTTGGATGTAATCAGAGAATAAGCATGGTTGTAATATATTTTCCCCTTTAGATCAGCATTGGCCATAGGAAGTGGTTTCGCGTTCACACCGATCTCATCTAAGAGCTGGGCGTAAGGCGAATCCTCAGGAGTCGTTTCCTTTGTGGCGGGGAACTCGTCACGAATCAGCACTCTGGTATCGGGGTGGTAAGCCTCGAACCATTTATCTATTCCTCTCTGGTGTATGAACCGTTTAGGGTCTTTTTCAAAGGCCTCCAAGAGAGGTGGATCGTTAGCGAAGTCAGCTCGAACCAAAATGTGAGCTAACAAAAGTGCCAGCGTTGACTTCCCGTGACCGGGCTCACCGCAAAGCA